TCATTTAAAAGTATAAACGCGATTAGCAATATCCTTTAAATTTTGAATTTTTACCCCATCAATTTTTATAATATTATAATAATATAATAATATAATGAAAATCGCAATTATTTGTGGAAGCGTCATTGTAATAATTATAGCAATAATTATATACCTTTCCACGACCCACTTCAAGAAGATAACTTACCACAAATGTTTAGAAAAACCCCACACCGATCTATTAGACGGCGTTTTAAGAAAGAATGGCTTCTCCCGAAACGACCAAAAATACAATTTCTATATGCCATGTGGCTACAACAATATAGAGCAAGAATTAAAGAATATCGACCTCCCCAATTCCAAATACATCTTCGGCCTCATTGGATGCGACCAAATCGTTAGTAAGAACAACCTCTGGGACGTCCTCGAAAAAACATACGGCCGTCATAGCGCCAAGCAACTCATGCCAGAGTCATTCCTCATTGAAAACCCCCGCCAATACGCAATTGCCCTCCAAGAGGTTCGCAACGGAACCGTCCTCATTTGTAAGAAGAACCTCCAACGCAAATTGGGCCTCGCCCTCGTATTTACGGAAGATGAACTCGAAAACGCAAAGAAGGACGATTTTAAGGTCGCCCAGCGCTTTTTAAAAAATACTACCCAAATCTACGGCCGGAAAATGAATATGCGTATCTACTTCATGATCAGCAAGCACAAAGGAAAAATCCAGTTTTTTGTGAATACGAACGGGAAAGTTTTATACACGAAGAACAAAACAACAGGAAATATAACTTTCGAGACTCACATCACGAGCTTTCAGATGGACGCGGACCTCTATGAGAAGGAGAATATGCCCCATGACTTCAATGAATTAAAGAAAGTTATGGGGAAAGAGACGTATGGACGTATATGGGCGAAAATTATCGATAAGATAACATATTTATCGAAGGCGATTGCTCCAATATTTAATGAAGTTAAATACGAGAGCAAAGTCTGTTTCCAGCTCTTTGGTATGGACGTTATATTGGAGAATGGTGAACCGTATATTTTAGAGTTAAATAAGGGACCCGATATGATTCCAAAATGTAAGAAGGACGATAAATTAAAGAAGAATATATATGAGTCCACATTCCAAGTGGCCGGACTTATTAAAATGCGTCTGAAACCATCGAACTACGTTAAGATTTACGAGGCCGACATATCTCATCAGCGCTATTGATTGGGCTCGGGCCCAGCTTATTACAAGGAAGTCTGGGGTCGATATCAAAATTCCGGCTACATAAGTAATTATTTTCGAGGTCTTGTTTTTCAAAATTACACATCCAACAACCATTAAGGACATTGTATAAAGCGGGGTCCATATTTGGGGGAACTAGTGCCGGCTTTTCCCATAATTTATGGTTCCATGGGACGCAATCGGACCCACAAAGAGTCGGTTTATCGAATACATTTTGGAAATTCATAATATATATAATATAAGAAATTTAATTTCTAACTATTTATTAATGTTCTCTTCTGTAATCGAAAATTTTCTTTTTAATGGGGGCTCTGCTAAAATAATGAGAGGTGGCGCCGGCGCGATGGATGGGTCTTACAGCAATGGATTCCTATTTTTCTTAATTGCGGTTGCTATGTTTTTTATTAAAGTGTTGCTTGTCATGATTTCCTACAATATCGTCGTTCCCAAGTTGCTTGAAAGCTATGGAAATGACATGACCAAATTCCGCCAGTTGAACTTTTTAGAAGGAATCTTCTTAGTAATCTTATTCAACAATTTGTTCAATAGATTTTAATTTATAATTTTTAGTTCAAATCTCAGGGATTTGGACTAAAAAAAGGAAACTGATGCCGGCAATTTGGGCATGTAACGTGTGTCCCTCTCTCGAATCTATTTGAACGGTCCTCCTCATTGCACCGTGTTCCCCATCCAACAAGGCAGTCATGACAGACACAGTTGACGTCATTTGAATCAATACATCTTGCTGAACAGCAAGGAAAAATTCGAACAACCGAAGAAATGTCAAATAGTATCTGACAGATCAAACATTGCGATTGATTAAAACTACCATGAGCTGCCAATGGAAAAGTGCGATCGACAAAGGAAACAATATCAACTTTTCCACTGTCTTCTACCACAAGATGAACAAAATTGAATCCATTCTTCTGCGATACCTCTGACATAAAGCGGTTCATTTCTTGAACAGCATCAGAATGTGATAGATCTGGATGGTCAGTCCTAAAAAACCACAAAAGTGTTTGCGGGCCTGAACACAAAAACTCAAACATCCGCATTCGATCTTCATAAGCCATATCTGGCTCAGAGGTCTCTTGGATTAATTTCCGAATGAGATAAATATTCAGAATGTCACTATAACTCTCAGAGACTCTACCAAAAAGAAAACCACGGGCATTTTGAATGTTTCCAAGACATATAAGCCCTTTTAGGAATTTGAAGCACACCATATCCCTATCATGGCGGTTCTGTTCATCGTCTCCATCATTTTCATCCAAGATGTAAAAGAGATTCTCTCTATCAACTGAGAGTAAAAAATGTGTCAACGCCAAAAACGGACAGAGTGACAGAACAGACAGAAAGAGGTGTGTCCGCATTTCTGGCCTATTAAGGAAACACACACTGTTAGTACAATGTAAAAATTTATGTAGACGGGTGAGTCTCATAGAACATAGAACCCTCTCGACATCAACCCTTTTCCTTCGGGATAAGTAAATCATAAGATTTACATTCCCCTTACGCAGAGAAGTGTCTTTTTTATTTGGAAAAATGTTTACTTTTTTCATTGACAGCAATTATCAATATCATTAAAATTTCAAATGTTTTACTATCAATTTTTAACTCTTGAATTATTATTTAGAATCCATAAATTCGTAAAATTTTATTTATAAAATGAAATCAATGTTATTGATTTCATTCAGAACGCGATTGTCTTTCATTATATCTTTCGATATTTTGTCTCGTCGGTGTAATCCAGTCATCAAGATTAAATGGGACAGTTTATGTTATTTGAAGAATATCTCTGATATTTTTTTCCCACCTACGCGACAAAAAATTCATAATTTTCTCACTGAGTTCGACCATAGTATCGCTTGGTCGAGGAAAAATCATGACGTCTCTAAGAAAACTAAGGATTTGAATTCCAATCGGTCTATTACACATATTTCGTGTTTTATTAAGAATCGTAAGAATATGGTATAGAAAGATATCTTCTGAATTTGTCAGTAAAATTATAGAAATCTGAATTAAAGACGAATATTCTGGTAAATAATTAAAAAAAACATACAAAATGGTTGTAGCAATTCGCCAGTTCGAATTCTTTGAAGGAATTTAAAAATCTCTTCATGTGGAAAAAAATCGAGACAATTTCCTAACGATCTAGTATTTTGCTGATTCGGAGTTCCTTTTATGACTAATTCAACAAGACCATCTTGAATCGCGTTTCGTTGTTCTGGTAATAGTGATTCAATTGCTCCTCTACATTCAACTTGACATTTTCTATCTAATTTTTGTTCCAATTGTTTTAATGATTGTGCTTGTGCTTCCATTTTCTGAATATAACTATGTAAAAATATAATTTCATTTTAATCAATTTTAGTGTTGAATTTTATATCAGATTTTATCTTTTGTCTCCATTTACCTTTTTGTCCTTTTTGCCCTTTTTGCCCTTTTTGTCTTTTTTGTCCTTTTTGATATCCCGTTTGATATTGTTGATGTTGATATCCCTTCTCATTTTTCTCTTTATTCCCATTCTTCTTAATATTCCCTGTTTTCCAGCAACTTTCCAAGCACTTCCCCTGTTCAGAATTCTTATATTCATCACTTATAGCAGGCGGGATTTTAGAAATAATCGAGAATGATTGATTCCCAAAAATTGATTTGAGCTGTCCATATACAGCATATTTCGTCTGGGTTTTTGTGGAACCGTAAAGGGATGTTTGTGGTAATTGCGCGACTGTCTTCGATGGCGGGTAGCAATTTATATATTTCCGATTATCAAACCGGCGCATCATATTTACAAAAAATCCGTCCAATATTGCGCGAAGAATATTTTCTGCGTAATTTTCTGATAAAACGGGCTCCTTATCCGTGAATATAAACCGAGGTTTTACATCGGGGTGTTTCTCTTTAAAAATGCGCATGACGCGCCCGAACGCCCCTTGATACTGACGCGCGGTTTCCTTGACTTTTCTCAATATATTATAATTTAAATAGTTCTTCTTACACCACTCTTTTGTATCCCCAATCTTCGGCCTCGTAATGACCCCAGTCTTTCTATCTACTTCATCATACTCCCTCTTACAAAACTCATTGTATATATCCAAAAGACTGAAATGGTCCCCAAGAGAATTGACCCATCTCTTCTTTACGCGCTCATATTCATCTTTCTCTTTCCGTTTCAGTTGTTCATCCTTCGTTTTCGCTCGGAACCTTTCAAATACATTGTCTATTTTGTATTCGGACACCTCAAATATTCCAGCAAGATTACAGATATCATCCCGACAGCGGTAATTATATCCGGAGATAATCATCCGAGCAATTTCGGGGATGACCTCGAAAACCGCACAAGCCCGACCCAGATCCGTAATGTATCCCTTCCCATCTCGAACTTCGACAATCTTTAAATCGATTAATCTTTGAATTGTCCGTTTGACTGTATCAATCGGCGGGACTTCAATAAGCTTGTGTAAGTATTCAACAAATTCACACGGTTTTATATCTAATGATTCCAGTGGTACAACTTTTGGAGAAATATTCAACCTCTTTTTTTTATTCATTTCGCCTCCTCCAACTATTTTTGGTCTCAATTCGAGCCTTTTATTTTTATTTGTGTTCGTCGAAACGACGATTTCCTGTTTCTTCAAATCATTTTTCTTTTTATTTGCCTTTTCATCCTTATTATAAGTAATTGGAAACTGAATATGTGATACGAAATTCTGGTTCGCAAGGAATGTCATTAAATACTTGGAAAGGTCTGTATTCAAAATGGGGGATTGTGTGTATTCAGGAAATTTCTTGATGTATTCTTCTTCGGTAAAGAGACAGAAACACGTTCCGGGGGCGGTCCTCCCCGTTCGTCCCCGCCTCTGCTTATGCGACGCCTTCGATATAAACTTCATTTCCAATGATTCCATATTTTTATCGGAATAATACACTAATTTATTCACTAATCCTGTGTCGATAACGTATAAAAGCCCATCAATAGTTATAGAAGATTCTGCGACCTCAGTTGCGAAAACGACCTTCCTCCCAAATTTTCCATTCTGTTTATATTTTTCTGAATTTATAACCATCTCTTCTTCTTCTTTTGTCTTCTTACTACTTGTTAGTGAAGCGCAAAATATTTTTTTACCAAGCTCCCTATTAAGTCTATCTAATCTAATGCCCAATTGACTACATCCATCTGTTGTATCACTTTTTTTTGGAAAAAATACTAATATATCACCTTCATCGGTCTCTTTTAGAAGAGACACTACCTTATCTACTGCGACATCAAAATAATTATTATCAATAATATTTCCATTTGCGTCGTATTTGTTGATTGGCTTGTTCAAATAGATTGATTTTATAGGATGATTTGGTTGCTGACCTGCGTCAAGCATCTCGAACTTGAAGTCAGATTTCGGAAAATAATTTGAGAATATTTCAGTTTTTATTGTTGCTGACATGATAATAAGCTTGAAAGATGGCCTTTTCAAAACGAGTTGTTTAAGTAGCAGGAGTAGCAAGTCAATATTTACATTACGCTCGTGAGCCTCATCAATAATAACCATATCAAGCTCCATAAGTAGAGGGTCCTTTTGAAGAAGTTGAAGAATCCATCCATCCGTACAATAAATCAGGCGACAGTCCGATGAATAAGCGCTTTTTTCTGAATCACGATATTTCATACCAATATAGGAGCCTACTTTAACATCCATACACATCGCAGAAAACAATGTATTTTCCTTTGTTGGGGTTCGCTTGGGATTTGTTATTGCTATGCGCCCCTGATAATTCATACAATGGAGTGCTAATTTAGGAGTTAAAACCGTTTTACCACTACCAGTTCCAGATACGACCAAAACAACATTGTTATCATAGATAAGATTAATCGCCTCTTCTCTTTTCGTATACATTGGAAATTTAGACCATCTCTCTGCTAATTTTTGGTAGGTCGTATTCTTTTTAGAAAAATTTTTAGTTGAGTCATAATAGAGGTTTTGATACGGCTCATTCGTAAAAGGATTATTATTCACACCTTCTGGGTCTAAAATACCAATTGGTTCAAATAATTTATCCCGTGGAACATAAATGTCGCGAGTATGCGGATATTTGTTCTTGTTGTTTAAATTTTTGTTAGTTCGATTATTATTACCCATAATTACCGTATTTTTATTACTTAAAGCATTGTTATTATTTTGTGGGGTTATAGCATTCGCCCCTGAGTTTCTATTATTAACATTTGCGGAATTAGTATTATTGCTCATATTATTATATTATAAAAATATAATATATAATTAAATGAATAATCCAGAAATAGAATTAAACAATATTATTCAAAAGCAGATTGTTATACAACACCGGAGTCTTTATTTAGAAATTTACAATATTATGTCGAATGTCCATAATAATTTCGAGAATCGTATTTTCCGGAAGGAGAAATATAATATTCTAATGGAAAAAATAGATGAAATACTTTTAGCCTATAAAGACCTAAATATCGATAATTTTCAGTCCGATAATTTAATAAAAATACATAATCTAAGAAAAAAGCTAATTGATTTACTACCGGAGTGCGGATGTGAGAAAATAAGCAACATCTTATCCCTCTATTTAGGCCACGATAATAACACAACTCTTTCGAACCCATATAAAAAGCTAGTCGATTTCTATGATAATTTTTTCATTTCTACAAATGCGAGACTCGAAGTCAAAGACATCGAAGAACGCATGACACTTCCATACGCAAAGAAAATCGACAGTAAAAATCAGTCATTTATTGAGAAAATAGAGGGAGCAGATATTTACTTCCCTTTCAATGAAAAAGTGGTCGTTGTCAGTGGTTATTTTAAGAAGGATCCTCTTAATATGTGTCGCGTCGGGGGGACTCTCGGCGAGAAATTGAAGCGAGTCGAGGAGCAATTAGAGTATCTTTCGGTAGATACCAATTTCAAGCGCGGTTTTCTAAATCAGATGTCCCTGCGCGATTTCATTTTGAATAGTGAGATAGAGATAAACGGGCTCATCGAGGCCGCGCATAAGGATTTAGTCAAATATCGCTCGAAGCCCCTATCGCTACTTGTAAAGGAGTTCATAACTGGTAATAATTACAAGCAACGCTATATTTTGACGCTGTTCCTTCTCAGTGATAGTGAGGACCAGTTTCTGGC